AGTGCTGGAGTCACATCTCGGTTGTTGCCTCGTGTTGCGTAGTATCCACCAGCAAAGACTGCTGCTGCCAGAGCAATGGGGACTGCTGCTGCTGCGCCTACTGCCAGCGCACCACCACCCTCTGCGCCACCGACTGCGCCTGCGGCTGCTTCAGTGCCAGAGATGCCACCTTCGCCAGCCATGATTGCAGTGTTGTCAGCAATGGCAGTCAGCAAAGTGATCTGAGTCTGAGCCTGCTCAGTGGACAGACCACCGGGAATGGGACTGCCACCACCAAAGAGTCCCTTGATCTTGCCAATGACACCTTGAACAGCGCCAAACAACTTGAAGCCCACAGCCGCAACAAAGGTTGCAATGGCTGCCTTGCTTGCAATCTCTTTGAGGAGTGGGTGCTTCTGCAGGTAGGACACGGTGTTGTCAACCCAATTGGCAATGTCCTGAACACCGGGAAGCAGGAGCAGACCAAGACCAGTAAGAGCGTTCTTGGCTGCGTTCTTCAGTTTCTCCATTTGGAAGTTCAACTGCTTCTGCGTGATGCCAAAGGCTTTGCCGAGGTCAGCGCCAGATGCTTCATTCAACGTCCTTACGTTCTTGGCGAGAGTGCCGATGTGATTCGACAGGTCAGAGACCAGACCAACAGCACCAGGCCCGAACGTGCCACTGATGAGTGTGTTCATTGACACGCCAGTCTTCTTGGAGACCTGCTCCAAGTAGGACAGCACATCAACCAGACCAGTGCCGGGATGACGAGCAATCTCAGCCAGTCCCTGTGCGCTGATGCCGAGTTTCGCCATTGCCTTTGTGGAGGCAGAGGTTGGACTCTCAATCTTGTTCAGCCCGGTGGCAAGTTGCGTGTATGCCTTAGCGTTGGCGTAGCCAGCCTGCGATGCAACGTCAGAGACAGCCGCCATCTCGGACATACTCAGTCCGGCTGCGGCGAGTGCGCCTCCGACCTTGCCGGTCAGCGTTGCGGTCAGGCTTTCCAGCGAACCAATGTGATGCTCGGCGGCAATGCGCATCAAGTCTGACACAGCAGCAACACTCATACCCTTAGCAATCTGCAAGTTCTGAATGCCGATGAGCGTCTGCGTCATCTGGGTGACATCGCCACCAGTAATGGCGGCAACCTTCGCCGCATTGTCCACGACCTCGTATGCCTTCGCACCACGCAGACCAGCCTTCTCAACCTGAAGAAATGATGAGGAGATGTTGTCCGAGGAGATAGCGGTCTGGTTTGAGACCTTCATGATCGCAGTCTTCAGGTAGTCCAGTTCCCCTGAGGAGACACCAGCCTGATTCTGAATCTTGTCAAGCGACTCGGTGAACTTGAGTGCTTGGTCAATACCGTATCCAGCAATGGCAGCGCCAACACCGATGACTGCAGTTGAAGCCGTGTTAGCAAACTTGTGGAACTTCGAACCAGCAGTGTCTGCCGAGAGCCCGAACTTGTCCATCTTGTGCTGGGCTTCAGTCATCTTCGCCATGTATTCCTTCGTATCAGCGAGGAGTGTGGCGATTACTGGTGGGAGAAGTGGCATGGTTTAGGCTTCCTGCGCTTGTTGCACCAATGTGGCGTAGAGACTTGAGAGTTCGTCGTGTGACTTCTCAAGCCCGGGTTGCATGAATGGGAATGATCGTGTTGGGTAGTAGGGGAAATGCCCACCACCGAGAGAGGTGTTGTATGGGTTCGGATAACCGAGTTCTACCCTGCGCCCATACTTGACAGTCGGGCCGGTCTGAGAAACCCAAGCGGAACCCTCTTTGCTGACCTTGACCACTCGGATGGAGCGAGCAAGTCTGCCGGTTCTGCGTGTGGGGATAGGCCAGGCATCGGAGCGCCAAGTCTCAGTCGCCAACGCTTCCTGTCCACCGATGAAGATGCTCTGCGCATTGGCGGCGATAACCTCACCACCCTTCTGCACGAACTGTCTGGTGTAGATGTCAACCATTGCCTTGAGCATCTCGGTGGCATCCTCAAAGCCGCCATCATCAACAATGATGTCACTAGCCATTGCTCACCTCTGCCTCAACGTTGGCGACTGCCAGCAGCCAGTCAGTCACCTGTCTGGGTTGGTCTAGGAAATCCTCGTGCGAACCACCGTAGGTCTTACGGAACCGATGCTCTCGCCAGAACGCAGAGACCTCCGGGTCAACATCGGTGGTCTTCCCCTCCAGCGCAGCCTTCAGTTTCCCTAAGCGGCGGTAGGCGCTAAAGGGTCTGGGCTCGGCTCCGTGTTGACTACTGAGCCGTTGAACTCAATCCCACAAGCCTCAGAGAGTGCATCGAACGTCGCTTTCGGCAAGTCCAATGCACTCTCTAAGGTGGGAAGGTCTCCCAATGTCCACTGCTTCACCAAGCCCACAATCAACTGGGCTTGGTATCCGTTCAGGTTCGCTTGGTCTTGCTCTGAGATGTCAGCGAAGATTCCCCATGTCTTGGGGTCGTTGTCATCAAAGCCGAGGCTCGCAAGTTTGGCGGCTGTCCCGGCTGCCTTCATGTAAGCCTGAGAGATGGCACGGTTCGTGCGCTCGGTGATCTCATCACGCCCAGCAATAACAGCAGACTGGTTGTTCGGTAGTTGAATCAGTGGCATTAGTTCCCCTTAGTTGAATTAGTAGGTGACGTTGACGTTGTTCACGATACTCGTCTGAATCGGTGAGTATCCGGTAGCAGAGTCATTGGCGTTGGCGTTGGCAGTGAACTCAACTTCGAGTTCCGTGTATTCCTTGCCTCGTGTGCGTTTGATGCTGTGAATCTGAGCAGCCGACAGAACGAGCGTCACCGAGTGCTGAGTGCCAGAGGTTGCGTCGTTGGGGTCGGTCAGCGTAATCACGATTGGCTCAGGCGAGCGATTCAGACCGTATGCGCCAGAGCCGGTGGAGAAGACATCGCTGGTGCTGTTCACAACAAAGGTGAACTTGCCGGTCACTTCGATAGGCCCAGCGAACAGGTCATAAGGAGCCTGTGTGCCGAGCGTGAAGATTGCCTGCGTCTTGCGGTTGATGGTCAGTTCACCAGTTGAGATGTTGGTGTAGGTGACACCACCAGTGTTGACGAGACCTGACTGCGTTCCACCGATGGTCACCGAAGTGTTCCATGCCGGGATCATGTGTTCAGCAGTGAGGCTCTGCGTGGCGAACACGGTGGGAGCCGAGGTGTAGGAGGTGTAGGGATTGCCCAGATACTTGACGGTGACTTCGGCAGCAGCGTCAGCACCGAAGGTGAGACCAAGAGTGTCAGCCTGTGCGCCGGTCACAGTGAAGTAGTTAGCGCCGTCGAAGTCCAGAATGGAGTAGGTGGGAGGCTGTGATCCGATTGCTGGGTTGTTCAGCACCTTGATGCCGTGAGTGTAAGGGCCTGCGCCAGTCTTGCTGTCCGTGCCACCGAGGATGGAGCGAACAAGCACTGGGAAGGTGTCGGCAAAGAGGTAAGTCTTGAAATCAAATTCATCGTGCCGCACACCGGCCACCTGATCGTAGACAGTCGTGGGAGAACCACGCAGAGCCTCGTCACGCAGGAACATCTGCTGTGGAGTGATCTGTGGTGAGGTCACCGGCAGCCAGTAGGAAGAGCCAGATGAAGGCAGAGTTCCCGGAGTGGTCTCAATGACCATGCCTAGATAACTATTGGCTGTGAGGAAGGCGTTGTTTGCCATGATTGTTCCTTAGTTAGTGGTTGGGGTTGGGTCTGGTGTTGCAGGCGCTACAGGCTCTTCTGGAGCCGTTTGAGTGGACTGTGGTGCAGGTGCTGCCTGAGCAGCCCAGCGACCATCAGCCGGGTCGGTGTCACGAGTGGTCACGTTGGGGATGGCGACCAGCACATTGCCATTCTCGTCAAGCAAGTCTGGGTAGATGCGCTCTTGGCTGTCAGTGAAGATGAATGACATGAGGTTCCTTAGGAGACGTAGGAGTTTGAGTTGGTGATTTCGATGATGCGAACTTTGACAGTGGACACAACCTGCGTCACTGCTGCAGAGCCATTGAGTTGGCGTGGGTAGTAGGACACGACCTCGATGTCAGCGCCACCGTTCGTGCCACTCTCTCCCCACTGGAAGATTGGCCCGTTGCCTCCGCAGTTCTTGGAAGCACGGATGGCGTTGGTGAAACTGTCAAGGAAGGTCTCAGCGTCTACGCCAGCGTCCTCGGTCTTGCGCTTGTTAGATCGGAAGATGCAGGTGAAGGAGACATCGTAGGAAATCTCCTTGCCTCCACCAGTGGCTCCGGTCAGTTCAATGCGCTTCTCCGACTGGCTCTCAATGTAGGGGAACACAATGCAGCCCTGCTGGTGTCCGGGGTCTTCTCCCTGATAGAACTCTCCCTCGGGAGTGAACTTGGCAGGGAAGTTCTTGACCTCAGACAGATAGGTGATGCCTGCGTTGTTGAGGTAGTTGACGAACTGAGCCCGGACAGTTGTGCGACTCACTGGCGACCACCGATGACCTTGAATGGCTCCAGCAAGTCATAAGCCTGCATCTCGTCTTCCATCGAAGACTGAGTGCGTGAGGACACAGCAGAGGGTTCGCCAATCTCGTTGATGACGAGACCTCCCTGACCACGCTCCTTGATGAGAGCGACCACGAAGTGAATCACAGCCTGCTTGACTGCGGCAGGCATGGTCGAGGTGTTCACACCGATGCCGTGATTGTAGAGAGTGCCAGAGGTCAGGTTGATGGTTGTCCCGGAGACCGAAGCCACCGTGACCACCTCGTCGTTCATGCCATCCCAGATGGTGAACTTCATGCCGGGATACAGACCGAGTGTGTCGGTCACGCTCAGCGAGGTTGCGCCTGCGTTGGCAGGAGCAGTCATGAACGAGTTGAACCAACCGTTGACGTAGGTGTATTGACACCACATGTTGGTCTGGTATCCCCAGCGACCACCAGCGATGCCGAGGTTGCCGAAGTAGAGACCAAGCGTTGACGGTGAGGTCAGGATGAACTGGTCTCGGTCAATGGCGATGTTGCTGGAGGAGATGGTGATCTCTTGCAGTCCAGAGCCAGGCCCCCAGCCAACCTGCACGTCAGTGACCTCGAGGATGGGAGTGAACGATGGACTGAAGGTGATGTTGCCATCACGGTTCGGACGATACCAACCGTTCTCGGTGTTGCTCGTAGCGTTGAGAGTCCCGAACTTGCCATAGCAGTAGATGTCTGCTTTGGACGAAGCCCGGCGAATCACGTCAATCAGCGCACGGTCTTGTGCGACCTGCGAAGCGTTCTCAATCAAGTTGCTGAAGTCAATCGCTGAAGCAGTAGGCGAGAACTTGACCTCGTTCAGAGAGACATACGGTTCAACGATTCCCTCGGTCTGGAAGAACGGTGCTACGACCATCATGCCTCTTCTAAGTTAGTGCCACCACATTTGCCACACTTGTCCCGGATGAGTGCATTGAAGCCACAGTCCGTGCAGGTGAAGCCTTGCTTGACTTTCTGGAAGTTTGTGCCAGCAACTGCGAAGTCACCGGACTTGACGAGGGCTCGTGCAGCAGCGCCCTCAACATGAAACGTGCCATCCTTCTGCATCGGGATGACTGTGCCTTCGTTGATTGTGACTTCCTTGAGGTTGCGGTCTGATCCAACGAGTCTCATGTGTTTCTCCTTTCAAGACTGGGAGGGGAGCAAGGCAGTGGAGGAAAGGGGAAGGAAACCCCACTGCCCTGCTCAACCCTCGGTGCTAGTGGACAAGCCAACTAGCGAAGTGTGGCTTTATCAGCCGGTGATGCCGGTGACGATTCCTGACCACGCTGGCGCACGGAACGCCAGTGAGCCGTAGGTGTAGGAACTGATGTCATAGGTGAAGCCGA